ACAACTACAAGATTCTAATGCTTTGATAGTCAATGGATTTCAAAGAGATCCACTAATCGAAGGTTTAACACAGCAAATAAACAACTTTACTAAAAGTGGTCAAGGAACACTTGGAGATATTCCGGGACAGATTCAAGCTGCAGGCGCAGCAACAGCTAAAGCGCTTGGCGGTTTGATGAGTGGCGGTGGCAATGCAGGTGCAGCAATTCAAGAAGCTGCTCGAGCAATTGGAGGGACGTCTACAGCAGATGCTGCTAGTGCCTCAATGTATTTGCTAAGAAAAATTCTTCCTGACGCTATTGGAAGATCTGTAAACCTTGCAACTGGTCAAGTTTTAAATCCAAGAGAAACATTAGCATTTGAAGGTGTTCAATTAAGACAACATCAGTTTAACTGGGATTTGTATCCTAACAATCCGCAAGATTCAGCTAGAATACAAGAAGTTATTAACATGTTTAAAAAATCGGTACTTCCTGTTACACAAGATCTTGGTACTGGCGCAGCAGGAATAGCAGAAGCATTTTTACGTTACCCTCACATCTGTAAAATATATTTACTTGGTGTAGATACAGAATACTATATGAAATTTAAACCCGCAATGATTACAAGCTTTAACGTTGATTATGGTGCTGGTGGTACATTAGGTATCATGCAAGGTGGCCGTCCAGCTGGCGTTAATATTGCAATATCACTACAAGAATTACAAATTGAAACTGCTAATGATTACGGCGCACTTTCACCAGATGCTGCTAAAGGTATTCCGCCGCAGTTTGTACCACCACAGGCAGGTGAACTATGAGATACTTTGAAAACTTTCCAACTATAGATTATGAAGGACAAAAGGTAAAAGACATTACTCGCAGAAGTTCTTTTACTGAGTTTGTTTCCGCTAATCCAATGCTGTATTTGCCTTTCACTATCAAAGAAGGTGAAAGACCAGAAGATATAGCAAACTATTATTACGGTTCAACAGATTTTACTTGGCTTGTTTATATGTCGAATAATATCATCGATCCTTATCATCAATGGCCAATGGCTGAACAAGACTTTAATAATTATTTAGTTGCTAAATATTCTGAAGAGTCTGGCAGAGTTGGAGAAGAAGTGGTAGAATGGACTCGCGAAGACAACGGTGATAATATTATATACTATTACAGAGAGGTTTGATAAATGGCTATTGATATTATTAAACTAGCACCAGAATCATTTAGGACAATTTATCTTCGTAAAGAAGATCGTGTTATTTTACGCACAGAACAAGGTCGTAAAATTATTATTAAGCGTATCATTCCAGATGAATGGCGCGAGTGGAAAGTATACGATCAAGAAGTTGCTATGAATGATAATAAAAGAGAAATATTTCTTATTGATAAAGCGTATTTGCCTATTATTACTAATGAATTTGCAAGAAAAATAAGAACTAGCTAATGTCAGACTTTAATCCATCAGTTTGCGAAATACAAAAAGCGGAAATTATTTCGTATAACAATACAACAAAAAGAGATATTACTTCAAACTTTATTGGAAGGTTTGAAATAAATCAATCTATGGACGCGGTTGCGTACAGTGGGTGGTTGTTTGTTGTTGATACTATCGGTATTCTTGATGGGCTGCCAATTAGAGGAGAAGAAACTCTAAACCTTTGGTTAAAAGGTATGGACCTTGGAACTGAAGTTAGATTATCTACAAGAATTCATAAAGTTTCAGATATTACACCAACACAAAGTTCTAATGGTGTAACATATAAGTTGCATTTTGTTTCAAAGACTACTTTTAATTCTACTACAAAAAGAGTTACCGAAGCACATGTTGATACTGTTAGCACTATGGCTTATAAAATGTTTAATTCGTATTATGCTAAACTTGGCTTTGGCACTTCTAAGCGTGATAATGACGGTAAGAAATTGTTACCTTTTAATAGTTATCGTTATCCTATTATTGATGAGCCGACAAGACAATTTATTGTCCAGCCAACTTACCCATCAACAAATTTAATTATCCCAAGATTAACTCCGTCTGAAGCAATGTTTTTTGTTGCTGCTCGTGCGTATAATCCGGACACTCCTTCTCAAACCTTTAGATTTTTTGAAACTTTAGAAAATTATTATTTTTGTACTGATGAGTATTTCTTAAAAGGTATCACAGCCGAGGATGTAGTCCCAATGTATTATGCACCAATTGTTTCTTATGACGCAGTTAACGCAGCAGGTCAGCTAAACAGAATAGAAACATTGCACGTATTATCAAAAGGTATTGATACATCTACAGACTTATTTTCTGGTTCTTACAGAAACGAAGTTGTTGAAATAGATTTTATTAGACGAAGATTAGATATTAGTAAGTTTAATTATGACGATGCTCGATACATAGACATGACCGGAACTACTAAGTCTATTAGTAATAATCCACACACTGAGCAATTTAGAAAAGACACTTTTACTGAAAATAATGCTAGACGCTTTATGATTTTCAGAAACTATACAAGACAAGGTGATATGGCTTCAACTTTACGAGCTGACGAAAAGCTTGCTGAAATTGTGCATAATAGAGTTTCATATTATCATCACTTAAATAATACTTCAGTAATGGCAGGATTAAAAGGTAGACTAGATATTAGACCTGGAATGATTGTAGATTTACAAATTAAAAATTTAGATGGTATTAGTGCTAGTATTGGTATTAACCAAACTATGTCTGGAAGATATTTAGTGCAAAGCACGATGCATAGCAGAGATGATGAAGGAACTTTAAATACCATGTTAAAGATGGCTAAATTTGATTGGAGTGCACAAGCACAAACAAAGATTGCAGAGAGCGCAGATGCTCCTAGGAGTACATAATGTTTGAAACTGGAATTGGAATTAAAAATCCGTTATTCTTTATAGGTGTTATAGAAAATAACGTAGATCCTCGTTTAGAAGGACGAGTGCAAGTACGAGCATTTGGTATACACGGCACTAACAAAGAAATACCTAGAGAATCTTTACCTTGGGCTGTAGTATCACAAGGCAATTATGACGCTAATAATATTCCTAGAGTAAACGCTTGGGTGTTTGGAGTATTTTTAGACGGCAGAGATGCACAAACACCAATGGTCTTAGGTCTAATACCAACACAATTTGCAGATCCGGTAGATCCCGATAAAACTGGTTGGGGTTGGATTCCAGATACAGATGGCGAGTTACTTGCTCGTGGATCAGATCCTGAAAACTTTGGTCAGCCGCAACAATCAAGATTACTACGCGGTGAAGATATTCAAGCAACTCACGTATTACAACACGAAGCCGGCAGAACATTAAATGTTAAAACTGCGGCGGGCGACACTTGGGATGAACCAGGTTCTGCTTTTAATACACAATATCCGCACAATAAAGTTATTGAAACCGCGTATCACAGTATTGAATTAGATGATACTCCTGGTGGAGAAAGAATTACCATCTTTCATAAGTCAGGATCTTATGTACAAATTGATTCTCGTGGTACTGTTACAGAAAAATCAACTGGTGATAAATTTGAAGTAATCGACAGAAAACAACACGTTGTCGTTAGTGGATCAAGCACTGTTACAATTAATGGCAATAGTTATGTGTATGTTAAAGGTAACAAGATAGAAGAAATTGAAGGTGATTTACAAACTAAAGTACACGGCAATCATTTGCTTTCAGTTGGTGGTCAATCAACTATTAACGCGTCTGAGCAAGTTCAAGTACGAGCAGCTGATATAAGAATTGAAGCAAACGTTGGCACAATGTCTGTTAACGCTGCAAAAGAATTAAATATTTCCGCTGGTGGCTTCGAAGGTATTGTTCCAAAATACGGCGCAATTTCTGTTAAAGCAGAAAAGATTATGATTGACGCAACTGATAAATTGCACTTGCGCGGCAACACTCAAGTTAATATTCAATCAGTAGCTGAAATGAATTTATCTGCTATTACAATAAATCAACTTTCGGCAAATTGGTCTGCGCACAGCAGTTTAGCTACAAAAATTTCTTCTACATTAACTACAGATATTAGTGCAGGCATTGATCTTACAATTGGTGGTACTGTACAAACAAATATTAGTTCTGCATTTGTTAATATTGGTGAGTTTGTTAATCTTGCGCCTGTTACAACAGTTTTACCTCCAGTGCCTGCAGGATTAACAGTGGTACCGAAATTTTTAATTCCACCTGTTTTACAAAAGCCTTTTATTCCTCAGTCTCCATATCCCGAACTTGCTTTTAGAGCAGATAAAGTACAAGCGCCTGAGCCAGTTGCTAAATCAACATCTATTGTTCCTGCAGTTGAACCCGGTTCAATGGGCAGTAGTGGTTTTTCTGCTAATGATCACGACGGCGAAGGTTGCAATAATCCAGCGCTAATTGTTCGTATTCCTAATCCTTCTTCTAACATAGTAACATCTTCAGCACAAGGCGCTCTTGCGCCATTACTTGACTTTATTGGAAATAAAGAATCAAAAGGATACGACGATATTAATGGATTAGTTTCTAGATCTAGATATCCAACTAAGAAACTAACACAAATGACTATGAAAGAAATTCTTGATTGGCAAGAGAGCATTGACAAATTTCAAGATTCAGAGGCTGTTGGTAGATATCAAATTATGGAAGATACTTTGCGCGGATATAATAACGACAAAACTAAAGGTTCAGAAAAAGATTCGCTTTATGCAAAAGCTGGTTTAAGTTCTGGCTCTTTATTTAGTCCAGAAAATCAAG